TTTGGCTGCTGGGTCCGTGACTGCATATGCAATCGCAGCGAACACTATTACAGGCGATAGAATTGCAGCAAATACAATATCTGGTGCCCTTATTACAACGGGAACTATTACTGCAGACAATATAGCCACTTCGACTTTAACAGCTGCTCAGATTGCAGATGGAACTATAACCGGTCAAAAAATAGTTGCAGGCACTGTATCAGGTGTGCTTATTACTGACGGCACAATCTCAGCAACTAAAATACAGGCAAACACTATAACTGGAGATAAAATCGCCGCACGAACTATTTCGGGTGTCTTATTAACGATAAGTGGCATAAAAGCCGAAAATATTGAAGCTGGTGCAATTACTTCTGACAAAATTTCAGTGACTAATCTACAAGCAGTTTCAGCAAATACTGGAAGTCTCACAGTAAACGGTACAATTACTGCGGGTCAAACAAAAATTAATACTTATGGAATGAGTGTCGGTAGTTTAGCAGACCCGCTTACGCAGGCGGCTTTACCCTCGCTTAATTCTAACGTGCTCACTATTGTAGCTTCTGGAACATCCGGTGATCTGCAAGGTATAGCTATGTTTAATATTGCTCAAAGTACAACAACGCCGCTCGCATCAATTAATTTAGATGGGACAAGTACATTGGAGATTGCAAATAATCTTTCCGACAATACTGCGGCGGTTCATGTAAATTTTAAAGAATCTTATACAGGTCAGTTTAGAATTTATAATGGTAACTTTGATATGAGAAGAACTCCGGGTACACCGCCTAATATTCCAACAGGTTCTATTAGAGGATACGATTCTGATCAAACAACTTTGTATGAGTTAAGTAGTGATAGAATATCATTAAATTCTACAGCAGGAGTAGGTATTTTTAATGTCGAGGCTAATACAGGTGCAGTTACAATTACAGGCGACGTGGCAGTTAACACGAACAAGTTTAAAGTAACAGCTTCTACAGGTAACACATCAGTTGCAGGTACTTTAGGAGTTACTAGTGATCTTGCAGTTAATACAAACAAATTCAATGTAACAGCTTCTACAGGTGATACGTCAGTTGCAGGTATTTTAGGAGTTACCGGTGATCTTGCGATTAACACCAATAAAGTTAGTATTACAGCCTCAAACGGGAATACCGATATTCGTGGTAATGTAACTGTTAGCGGTAGTATTTCACATAGGGACGCAGGAATTTTATCAAGGTCTGCGGGGCAGACTGTCAATGCTGGTACTTCTGCAAGAGTGCAACTAAACGTTGCTGGTACCGGTAATATTTTAGGGAACGCAACAACATACGAAATTACTGTTACTAATGCCGGTCTTTACATTGTAAATGCCGCCCTGGGTTCTACTACCACTAACCTACCATGGAATGTGCGCCAAAACGCCACTAGTTTTACAACAGGTACACAGGTGTTACCCGGGCTTACATTTAATGACGGACGGCAACTTAATACAACTATATTTTATTTAAGTGCAAATGATACTGTCGGACTTTTTGTAAACAATACCGGCGGTAGTTCTGCTAGCGTAACTGGTGCCTTAAGAGTAGTGAGGTTAACATGAGAGTTATTGAAATTTTCCCTGTGGTACGCTGGATTGAGGTTGATTCTACGGGAGTAGAGCGTATTGAACCCCATGAACAGTGGGCTTTGGACGTAATTAGAAAAGAGCGGAACCGACTTCTTAGTGAGTCAGACTGGAGAGTTCTACCAGACTCCCCAATAACTAACAAAAATGAATGGTACGCGTATCGACAGTCTTTAAGAGATTTTCCAGAACTCGTACTAGCTCAAAAATTTAACAATGTTGCTTGGCCGACACCTCCAAGTTGACAAGAGTCTCAAAAATAACTATAATTAGGAGTGACTATGATAACAACAAGTGGTAATCTTGATTATCTAATCGACTCAGTGCGAATACGCTTGGGTGATTTTAGTGGTACGGCATTTTCTAGTGCGCTGGTGCGTACATCGTTAGTAAACTCTGTGAAGCAACTGCAAAAGCGATGGAGGGCAAAGTACCAGATACTTACTGCGGATGCAATTGCAGACTTACAACCTCAGGGGGCTGCTGAGTCCGGTCAACTGTGGGTAAGCACAGTTAATGGGTATGCATTTATAAGTTCATCATTTAATGTAAACGATGTTTATAGAAATCCATTTTTAGATTTTGATCAGCCGGATCCCCCAGTAATTGAGCAGATTGATGAGGATGCCATTGTATTAATGGCTGTGTATTTAATTCATTTGGCTAAG